TATTCAGATGCTTTTATTTGCCGCCGTACTTTTGCGCAGGCTTCACAACTAAAAAAGTTCTATACCAATGAAGCGAATTGATGTAAAGTATAACGTTGTGTATGAAAAAAAAGGCATTCTACAGCGTTTATTATTTGAAGCTAATAGATACAAGCCTTTGACATTTGAACAAGAACGTAACGCCACACGTGAGCAACTGATAAATCACAATATGATGTTTGCCATATCTGTAGCGTTTCGGCATCATGTCGAATCTTTGGACATCATGGATTTAATTTCGGAATCTATGATAGGGCTAATTAAGGCTGCCGATAAGTTCGACCGTAATAGTGAAAATAGGTTTATATCATTTGCGGTTTATCAGATGCGTGCCGAAATACAAAACTTTATAAATACTAAACGCGATATTATACGCTATCCCGATAAGGCATACATCGTAAAACATCAGATGCGTAATATAACAGATGCTACTACTGAGCAAATAGCTAAGCAAATAAACGTATCAGAACACCATGTTAAAATGGTTAAGAATATGCATAGCTTTGTAAGCCTTGACCATGTCGATGATGAAGGTAACGAATTGTATTGTGCCGTTTCTGATTCTCAAACAGATATAAATGCTTTGCAATCCGATAATGAAAAGGTATTTAACTACCTTGTAAAACGTTTAAACGATTCAGAATACAAAGTTATTCAGCATAGATATTTAGAAGGCTATGTCAAAGACTATAAGCAAATAGGGCAAATGCTAAACCTTACAGGTGAACGCGCACGACAATTAGAAAAACAGGCATTAGATAAAATAAAAAATCAATATGCAAGAATCCAAATGGGTTAAGGAACTGATTTTAAGCGGTCAGCCCGATACTATTGAACTTGGTTTAATACTTAATGATTCGTTTAATTATTTTCCGTTAACCCGTAAGTTTTACAGAAAATATAAACGCTTTAGGTTTTGGATACCATCGCGCAACTACTCAGTAATAGAATCAGAATCGCGTTACTATGCAAAAGTTGCACTATTGAACAACGAACTAAAAACACAACGCTGTTATTTTTGGTTGGACTTTCAGGAACCGAAGTTCAAAACGCCTTGGCAGCAATGGCAAAAGCATATTACTAATAATGCTAAGTTTCCCTATCACGGTCCGCTGTTTCATTATCCTTCGCATCCTTATACATCTATGTTCACTAATTGGTGAAGTTCACGTAACGTGAACGCGTCTTGTTCGCCACTTGCCCGCCATTTTGGCGAATAAGCTAATACATTCTACCATTAGCTAAGAACTTATCAGCCCAAACGTTAACCTGTTCTACATAGAAGTTACCTTGGTCATCTACATTAACCAGTGCAAAACCATTAGCCCATAGTTGGCGCTGAAACCTTGGCATATAGCTAAACCCTTTAGACTTTATATCAAACAGACCTCCGATGTTAAACGCGGCTTTGTTCCCGGTGTGGTAACATTGAACCCTATGCGTATGTCCAAACATAACTGAGTGCTGCGTTTTATCTAAATGCGCCTTAGCTGCATGAATAGAAGTATAAACACCATGTACAATATCTAAGTGTTTGCCAAGTGTAAAATAATCGCTTTGCCAATCTGTTTTAACTTCCCATCCTCGCTCATGAAGATATAGCGCCTCGCATGGGTTTATAAGTGCGCCGCCATATTTTGCATTATCTTTTTCTTTGATATGCCTAAAGTATCGGTCTTCATGATTGCCAAATAAGAAATATTTTTTAGCACCTTTAAACGAGCTGTTAATATCATCAATACCCTGCAGCCCATCAATGTATTCATCCTGTAGAGTAAGCCCTGATAAGTTGGCTAATGATTCAGCATTATAAGAACCTAAGGTATATAAATCTAAGTAATCGCCTGCCATTACAATGCCGTGTAAGTTAGTGCCTAATTCGCTTATAAGCCTCAATAGCTTTTGCCATAGTATATGATTATGAAACGGGCGGTGCACATCGCTAACTACTAACCAACGCTGCAAAGTTTTATTTTGTCGGCGTTTTTCATTTATTAGGTTTTTCCAATATGTAACCTCAGCATCAGAATGTACTTTAATCTTTGGGCGGTAAATCATAGCTTTATTTTTAGGGGTTATCATTTCGTTGGTGTCAACGATATGGTATCATTTCGAGGACACGCTCGATATGCTACAGCTTTATATCTTGACAAAACGTATTAAGTAAGTATCTAAGATTATCTAATAAGTCAGCCTGGCGCTCTTCGCCTTTGCCTTTGATAATACGGCGGCTGTTATCTGATTTAATTCTAAGGCAGTCCATTCTTAAGCCTTGGCATTTGTCTTCATATATCTGAAAGTCAGGGCACATGCTTATAATAGTATTCGTTTGCACGTAACTTTCAGCGTGCAGCGGATTAGCTTTAGGCACTACAAAGAAACGCGCTGGTAGTTGCAGTTCTTCTTGTATAATTTCATAGTATGTTTTAGAAACGCGCTGCCTTCCATCGGACCTATCACCACTCGCATCGCCTGTAATCAGTAGCGGAATAGTGCAGGGATAAATAGCAGTATCGGACCAGCGCCCTATCTTCTTATTTGTTTCTTGAAATACCCATTCCCTAAACGCCTGGCATGTATCGTAAATTGAAGCCTCGCCGCGTTCCTCACTACCTATCTTAAATTCTTTAATAATGTGCACGCCATAGCGATAACGCGAACGTGCTGATATGTCGGGCGCCAATGTTGTTTTTTTCATTATTGCTGCTGTCATAGGTATTTTATTAAAGTCAAATGAAACGTATATTTGCTCTGTTTCCCAATTGATTTTCTTTGCGGGCTGAAATACTTTTTGTTGAACGCTTTTGTCCTTTAGAACGTAAACCCACGCTTCACCTGAATAGTCAACAAATACAGATTTATATTCTTGTTCAAACGTTAAGCGGTCCAAGTCGCGGCTTGCATCGGCTACCTCAGCAGGGTCGATTGCAGGGTTATCGGTTGTTTCCATTCTAAACGTTATCCAACTTTCAGAACCATTTTCACTTTGCGGCAAATCAATATCACCGTAGCAGTTACGTTCCACGTTACCAGCGATAGCGCCATTGCGGCATAGTTCGTACCAATAGTTATCTTTGCCTGCAGCCGTACCAATGAAAAACGCCTCACCTTTGAAGTCAGTCAAGGTAGGGCGGGCAACGGTTTTCCAGTGATATTCTAATATATGGCTTGGTATCTTTTGCGTTTCTTCATAGATAACGCGGTGGTATTTGCGCCCGCGCCCTTTGTCTTTTCGCCCTTCATCGCCGATGGACCACACTTCCAAAACGCCGCCATTTAAAAACTGCATAATTTTAGATGTTTCATCTTTATGCGATATAATGCCGCCTTCATTACTTAGCTTGTATGTATCAACTATCTTAGCCCAACTTTGAGCGAAGTCTTTGAAGTCATCGACAAATATACCTACAAACTTACCTTCAAATACTGCAGGACTTATAAGCGGTAACGCAACCGATGTTATCAATTCAGTTTTGCCAAATCTACGCGCACACACTATGCAATTAAAACGCCGTTTATTGTTTAAGATACGCTGCTGCCCTATATGCGGTCGGTATAGTGTTATGTCGATATTTCGCGGCACTACTTATCAGGTGGGTACTGAATGTTTATGTTAATGTTTTTGTCGTCTTCGGTTGTTTCGTGCTTATCCTTCAAACCGTAATTGTTTATAAGCATGAACTTAGCAACGCCTGAATCGTAGGTTCTATCTAAACCGCCCTCAACTTTGTTAGCTAAAATCTTTTGGCGGGCGCGCTCAATAATGTAAAAAAACGCTTCTTTATCATTGTAATTTAATAGCGTTTGTCTATTTGTATCTAAGAATACTGCAAGCCCTTCAACTGTATAAGGTCGCGGAAAACTTTCAACAACTTCATGAATACCATCTTTAGTTGCTAAATGTTTTACTCGCGTTCTTGAATCACAATAATGAAAATATGCTTCAATACGTTTTTCTAATTCTTCAGGACTTTGAAACTTCATTGGGCGACCGCCTAAATCTTTCATATTTTCGTTTTAAGAAACTTTTAATAAGTTTTGATATATACACACCACTTTAATATAAAAATGCCTTAAAACCGCTTTTAAATGCTTTATAGGCTATTATCTATATTATTATTAGTATTATTATTTATATTATTATTATTATTTATTATTATTGTTAACAGTTGTTACATTAAGTGTAACACATAACTAATTGATATACATAGGATGTTACATGTTTACACCT